AAGGAACTAGCACAAAGATAACAACTTAGTGTAGGAATTCCTGACATTACATACCTATAACGATCACTTCTTTTTATAAGAGGTGGTCGTTTTTATTTTCCTTATCAATTGAGAGTGAGCACGCTCACTATAAACTGAGGCTGTACAAAATTCAGTTGATAAGGAAAATAAAGACGATCATCAACAAAAGGAGAGAATATGGAATATTTGATTATCGTTTCTATTCTATGCGGCATCCCATTGGCGATCATTCTTTATTATTTGAGAATTCGCTACTTAGGGAGAAAGATTGAGAGCGAGTATAAAGGCTCAAAGCAATTTGAAAATCGTAAAAAGGAATTTATTGAAAAAGCACGAAAGGAGAAAAACAAATGATCACATTCAAACGAGGAGCGACAAACTTTTCCTTCCGCTTCTTTTATAACGGACAGGAACTTGGTGAAGTTGCGAAGACAATCATCGAAGGAAAACTCCAGTGGATGATTGACGGGATTGCAGCGAATACCCGTGAAGAAGCAGTTCAACTTTATATCGACTTCATCAAGTAGCAGGATGAATGCTCGAGGGCGACTCTCAGTTCCAGGTAAACTTGGCGAGGTCATGACCACTCGAGCATTCGCTACTAATAAGTAGGCAGCGAACCTACTTGTTGGTATCGAATTCAATTCATTCAGTTCAAACAAAAGGAGATTTTAAAATGGCTATTCATAATGTACTCGCAATTGTTACCAATCAGGGAGTGGCAAAGTTATTTTATGCTCACCCCGTTATTCAGAAGACTTCATTAGTCCTGAATAACAAAAGCGTCATCAAGGCAGAAACTGGAACAGTCGTAAAGATTGCTCTGAAGACAATGCCTTCCAGCAAGCGCATTCTTTTAGGATGCTACCCAATCAACAAAGAGATCAAGTCCATCCAGGACTTCATTGATGAGGTTGGTGAAGAGCGCATGAAAATGGCAGCTCAGGCTGAGGCGAAAGGTGGATGGTCAGTTCCCGAATTATTCGATGGAACGCAAGACGCTTCATATTTAGTAAAGGGAGTTCGTTCACCCCTTCCTCGCTTCTCCGAAGGATCCGAAGAAATTGAAGATGAAAGCTCCGATGGCTTCATCACATTTGGCGACCTCTTCATCCCCGAGATTATCGTACGAACCCTCAAGGCAATCAAGACGGTAGCGGACTCAACGAAAGCTGCAAACGTCCTCTTAGTTGGTCCTTCTGGAAACGGAAAAACATCCCTGGCGAAAGCATTCGCTGACACCTACGGGATGAGCTTCACAAAAGTCAACTGCTCGACAGTTCGCGATCCTGAAGAATGGTTCGGTTATCGAGAAGCTAAAGAGGGATCGACAGTGTTTGTCGAAACTGACTTCACTCAAAAAGTGAAGGAAGGAAACGCAGTCATTCTGTTGGACGAGATCAATCGTTTGGAGCCCTACCTCCACAACTCGTTGATGCCTTTGCTCGACGAAACTCGGCACACTCAAGTCCATGGCAACGATATTCCCGTTGGCGAAAACGTTATCTTCTTCTGCACGATGAACTTGGGAGCTGGCTTCGTTGGAACGTTCCTCCTCGATACGGCAGTGAAAAACCGGATGGACGCAACAATCACGATGCAGAAACTTTCATTCGATCGTGAAGTTCAGCTGATTGTCGATCGCGTAGGAGTGACCAAATTAGTGGCTACTTCGATCGTTACGGTTCTGGAGAAACTTCGCGAAGCTGCAATGAAGAACCAAATTGAAGTGGATATCTCCCACCGCTCGGGATTGAAGATCGCACGACTCGTAAAAACCTCTTTGTTGAATATCAAAGAGGCGGTCACAGTAGTAACCTTCAACAGCGCAGAAAGTGCTGATCAAGCCAAGCTGTTGATTGACTCTCTCACAGGAATGAGGTTCTAATGGATCCAGTAAAATCGGCCCAAAAGGTAATCAAGGAACAATACGGCTTCATTGACCTTCCTTCGATCGAGTCACCACGCTTCGTCTCACTCATTCGTGGGACCGAACAGCTCGCAAACGTAACTCTTGACTTGGAAAAATCGGCTAACGCAATTCGGTCGATGAGTGTCTCATTTGAGTCTGGAGCTCAGGCTGGAACGAACCGACATTCCGACATCAAAATTCCAGCTTGGTATTGCCATCGCGAGTCATTAGAAAAGTTCATTGGTCGTCAGCTCTCTGACAAAGAGGCAACTTCAGTAGCCCTCATGCTGGTGAATGGTTCTTCAATTCACGAGGCTCTTCACGTAGCTCACTCCCAGTATTTGTGGACTCCCGCAATGCAGAACACAATCAACGAACACAGCAATCCCAACCTTTTCACTAACATGCTCCAATTGACTGAGGATCTGAAGAATGAGGCAAAGGCCACTCGTCACGATGAATTGAATACCTACATCGTTGGCAAAAACGAATTGCTCTTCACAACCAGCCGCTTCACTCAAATCTTGGCGGATGCTCAAAAGAAATATGGGACTGATCTGAAGAGTATCGTGTTGGAGACTTTACCTTTTTACAAGAACGCGAGCTCACGCAATGCGATCAATCAAATGCTCAAGGCTGCAAAACTTGATGTAGCAATTGACATCCTCGAAGCAGCAATCTCACCAATGGCTGACGCGGTTGGCCAAGCTCACAAGCTTTATCAAATCTTTGAAGACACTCAGGCTGGAAAGAGTCAGTCGAGCAATTCTTCAATGAGTGACGCTGACATGGAAGAGGCAATGCAAGAGGCGAAGGAAGCTTTCGAACGTGGGGATATCATGCCCATGGAAATCAAACGGCAGGAAGCTGGATCTGGTAGAATGCCCGCTCTCGAGGAAATTGACGTACTCAACAATGAATATGCAGACAGCTACCCCAGCTGGCACTACGAAGTAAAGAAGGACGACTTTGGCTTCATCAAGAAACTGAAGGTTAGCCGCCAGGTAGTCCCCACACTTGCTGAACCCCGCAAATCTGGTTCAGTTTTGGTGAAGACACGCTTATCGCGGATTGCTACAGACGGGAAGATGTTCTCACGTCGAGGCGAATCGGTTGCGAGCATCTCAAAGAAGCAGCCAGAATATATTCTCTTGACCGACATGAGTGGCTCAATGCACTATCACATTGGGAACGTTATGGAGACCACAAAGAAAATGAGTCAAGCGATGAAGGACAGTGGGATTGCTCACGCAGTTTATGGTCATACGTCTCACGTGAATGAAGAAAGCGAAGACGTTCCCACTGTCTTCCACATCTACTCATATCGTATGAGTGGCAAAACGAGCAACAGCTTTGAAGATCGTTTCGAAGCAGCCCGCAAAATTGACCTCACAGAAAATTATGATGGCCACGCTATCAATCACGTAGTCAAGAAATTTACCCGTGGCGCAGCAAAAATTCTGTTGGTCCTCTCAGATGGTCGCCCTATTGGAGTCCACTACGCAAAGCCTGAACAACATACGATCGATATGATTAAGGAAGCTCGCAAGCAGGGCATCACGGTAATTTCTCTCTCATTGGTTCCTTCCGTCATCCAAGACAACAACAAAATCTACGGAGAGAAATTCAACGTAGACGCTACAACTCCAGCGAAGTTGGAAGCTGGTCTACAAAAATTGATTTTGGGAAAGTAGGCATCATTTCGATGCGTGCCTACTCTTCCTCCTTTTGTAGTAGGCACTTTTATTCGACTCTCTCCTGCAGAACGTTTCGCTGAACGGCTGCTGCAGGAGAGAGCCTTCATTGTTGGAGGATTTATGACAAAAACATTTGAGCAAATTTCTAAAGAGTATTCACAAGCCAAGATTGACAAATTCGTAAAGAAAATTTCTTTTGAAGAATTCAAGAAAATTGAAGACGAATTCAATGAGGCTTACAAAAATAAAGTTTATGATCAAATGCAAATAAAGGAGAAACGAAAATGACCGTATTACTTTCAGTTCTCGCAGGAATAATCATAGGCTACCAAATAGCAAAGTGGTCAGCAATCTGGGGAATGACAAAGGCGATGAATGAGGGTAGGTTATTCATATTCAATGACAAAGGTCAATGGATACCTAACAACCCCCGTATCGATCATAAACAGTGACACTCAGAGAGGCTCAGAGGCACACTCTGGTCGAGTATAATAGGATATACATCTACAATAGAATATGTAACAGAGCCAACCGGGTATGTGAGTTCGACTCTCACGTGGCTCTCTTTTCAAGACTGTTGGGACAATACAGCAACGTAGGCGAGGGTGTCCTAAATCGAAGACGCAACGGGTGGCTGGCTTACGAAGTCAGTCCTCCTTTGCAGTTTCCGGTGCAAGACATAACTATTGCCTTCGTCATCAACAACGCGATCTTGACGCGGCTGGTTTTGGGACCCAACAAAACTCTTCTTTATAAGGAGGTGCTCCACCGCTTTTCGTAAGCTATAGGCACGGGCATAACCCGAAATATGGCCACTGAATGGTGATCAGTCCTTACCTCGCTGCGGGAGGTATGACGCTTACGATAACAGTCCCCGAGGCTAAGCTTGACGGCGAACGCACAGGGAAACGCTAGATACGAAACCATTGAAACTGAATTCTACTAGAACTTGCCTAAATGACCGTACATCATGTTTCTGGGATTTGCCGCCAACCCTTGTAGTCGGATAGGCTACATAAAGGCGGCAAAATATTCTTAAGGAGTTGAAATGAAAGCAAAGTCCGTTATTCGTAAGGGTCCGTCGAGTGGTCGTGGGAACAAAACGTTCATCGCGGTCAAAGAGGACGAGCCCGTCACAATCGTACCCATTCTTCCGACCGAGCAGATCGTGTCGATCGACCTCCATGCTTTCTGGACCGTAAACCCTGCAGTTACATTCGCCTGCCTTGATGGCACAGACGAAGGTTGCCCAGGCTGCGAGCTTGGCGACAAGGCGGCCTATCGCGCGTTTCTGCCCGTCCTTGACAGTGAGGGCGACATGAAAATGTTTGCCTTCGGTATTTCCGTCGAACGACAGCTGGTCACGCTGGAAGAGGAACTCGGCGAGATCGTTGGCCTGAAGCTCCGCGTCAAGCGGACTGGAACCGGGCTGGCGACCAAGTACCAGGTGATCAACACTGGGAAGAACACCGAAGTGGAAGTTACCGAAAAGGAAGCCACAAAGTTTGTGGAGTCCAACATTGATGTGAAGGATCGCGATACGATCGAAAGCGACCTTCGCGCGGCTGGCCTGCTCGGCGGAAAATCAGCTTCGAAGAAAGCCAAAGACGAGGATGATGAGACCGAGGAAGAGGAAGATGAGGCCCCCAAGAAAGCTGCCGTAAAGAAGGGCAAGCCGGAAGCCAAGCCTGCAAAGAAAGGCAAGAAAGACGATGATTGGGAATGAGCTCGACCTCCTGTTAGCTCGTCAAAAAATGTTCATGAGAGTGCTCAACATTGATCCTGATGGGGGCACTCTCCTGAACGAAGACGTCCCTTCACGGGATGAAATTGGAGCAGCTATTGGGGTTTCAACTGAGGCTGCCGAAATCTTGGAGCTGATCAATAAGGCCAATCGCGTCTGGAAGACGAAGGAATTCAATACTGCGACTGAGATGAAAGAGGAACTCATCGATGTAGTGTTCTTCATCTTGGAGCTGGCAATCTTTCTGGGCCTCACTGGAGAGGATCTGCTTAAGCTCTACGATCACAAGTATCGTAAGAACCTCATTCGTATCTACTCAGTCAGGATCAAGAATGGAGACGTAATCGAGCCCATGCTTGGAGCCGTGCTTGCGTCTCATTTCACCGAAGAGGAATTGGAACTCATTCGGCGCGAAATAAAGGAGGCATGATGGATTTATCTCCCTACATTCTTGGTTGCAATGGATGCAGACTCTGTGAAGGGGCGGCTTACCAGCTGCCCCCATTCCTTTTTGCTGGCAGTTCAAATCCAACAGTTCTTGTCATTGCACAAAATCCAGGAGAGATTGGGAGTGATGATAAGTGGCGACTTCAGCTTTCCGCACTTGTTGAGGAAGGCGCAACGGCAGAGGCCATCAAGACCGTGTATGATGTGGACTTTGTTACATCTCATGGTCATGCTCAAATGAGCAAGATTTTCGGCGAAGGTTGGTTGACGAATGGAAAGTTCATGTATACGAACGCAGTTCGCTGTCGTACGAAGGACAACCTTTCGCCTCAACCGGACATGGTGGCAAACTGTATGGGTTGGACGGCTCAGTTACCTTTACCCAACATTGTAGTACTAATGGGAAAAGTGGCCATGAGGCAGTTCTGTGAACTCGTGAAAAAGCCAGAGCTTGACGCATGGAAGATGGTTAAGCTCAACAAAGATAAGAGGCTTATCCACGTGGTGACGATCCCTCATTATGCCGCAATGCGATCACACGCAGAAATGGAAAAAGCAAAAGAGCTGTTTGAGAAGACCGTAATCGAGGCAGGTGTAACATGGTAATGAAAGTAAAAAATCTAATCATTGGGGCTGGGTTTGCCGGCTTGACAGCTGGCTACTACGCTGATGATGCCCTCATTATCGAGGCATCACCATACCTTGGCGGACTACTGAGAGGGTTCAAATCACCATCAGGAGATTACACCTTTGACGTTGGTGGTCACGTGTACACCACGAAGGACGCTGAGCTTTCATTCCTTCTCAAAAACGCTGATGCAAAATTTTTCGGTGAACGGAAGGCGTACTTCGACTACAAGCACAAATATGGGTATCCAATCCAATACGATGACAACGTTGGCATCCCAATCTTTACGTCGGAGAAAGATGGCGTTTCAAAGAATTTAGAAAGGCTTCTCATCAAGGAATTTGGTCATGAGTTCTATGAGTCAATTCTTCGTCCATTCAACAAAAGAGTCTGGTCAACAGAACCTGATAAGATGGACATCGATTGGATCGTAGGTAGGGTTCCTCTGATGCAGAACAAGTCAAGGAATTGGGGTCCAAACGGTTCTTTTTACTATGCGAAAGGCGAAGACATCTTAGAGGCTGTCCTTGAAAGATGCGCGTCATTCGACGTTCGAGTATTTACGAACACATGGGCAACCATCTTTGACTATGAAGCAAAACGGGTTTACGTCAACTGCGAAGCACCTGCAGTTTACAAGGGATGGATTGAATATGAGAACCTATTTGATACGACTGGGAAGGTTCTCGAGTCGAAGGTGAAGCTACCACACAACAACATTCTCACAGTCGGAATTGGTCTCAAGCGTCGCATCAAGGAAGACTTCCATTGGTGGTACAATGGGACTGACAATCAGTCTCCAGTTCATCGCATCACTTTGCTGAGTAGGTACCACGATGGGATGGCTCCGAAAGGAAGTGACTCACTTCTCATTGAGATGCCACAAAAGGCAATTACGAGTCAACCGACCATTGAGACATCAAGCAACAAAGCAATGGGAGCTTCAATTGTGGCCCTTCTTAGAGCTGCTAATTTCGATCTCATCTCACCTGAGGACGTTACGGAGGTCATGTCCATCTACTCAAAGGGATACCCGATCCCTGTTGTTGGCCACAGAGCAAAGGTTGCTTATGCTCGAAAACAGTTTATGGAAAAGAATGTCTACCTCATTGGAAGATGGGGAGCCCATGGCTACTACAATCTCGACCACATCATGAAGGATGTTGGCGCTGCAAATCTCGCTTCAATGGGAGCCGGCGATAACGAAGATTACTTCTGGGCAAACTACTACTATGAGGAGAAACGGAGATTTTGAATGCTGTATATTTTAGAAGGCCCGCGTAATAGCGGCAAAACTACAGCAGTGAAGCGAATTCAGGATGCCTTTGGAGGTCGAGCATACGTAATCAAGTTTCAGCGAACGGCTCATCCTCCAGTTTTCATGGCTGAATTTCTTGCGAAGCACTACCTCGCATTGATTGACAGCCGCTCCATCTGCGTTCTCGATCGCTTTCACTTGACTGAGTTTGTTATGCGAACGTTGGACAAAAAGGTTGATGAGCAAGTTCTCTTGAACACAACCCATATGATCGACGTAATGCTCAAGCACTGTAAAGCCCAGGTCTATGTGCTTCAGACTTCCAAGGAAATTCGGAAGGAGCGTTACAAATATCGTGATCCGGACCACCGCACTCCGGAGTGGCCGGTCACTTCCGAGCTTGATGACGCGTGGACAAAAGCCGTAACAACTTTTTCCAAATGCGACACGCACATCTGGTCTGGCGATACTCAAACAGATATCGACAGACTCGTTGTCCACATCATGAAGCATCAACATGGTGGCAAGCTTTTGAAGGATCAGATCCCTAGTTTGCCGCCTATCGTAAACGTTGAACAGTTAGAGGAGGTAGTAGCATGAACATCCTTTGGCATACATGGGAGCCTGGCCTAGATGGTGATGGCAAAACATCTGGCGGTGGTGGTGCCTGGACTAAATTTCTTTTTGATCAATTTGGGAAAGCTGGTCATAAGACGTTTTGGTTCAAGTCTCACGTTCCTCGAGAGTCTGTCGATTGGATACCAACGTTTGATGTTGACGTTGCTGTATTCTGCTGGCGATGGGAGCTACCCAACCTGCCACAATATGAGGATCGCAACAACTGCTATGATCGGCAGAACAAACTGATTGAGTGGTGTATTCGTAAGAAGATCCCATTCCTCATTCATGACCAGGATCTGAAGATGACCTTTGAAGCGAGAGACTGGATTACTACAAACGGAGGAGTGATCGCGTCTCCTTCTTTTTATCCTGATCCAGGTGAGGTCGTCCTTCACTACCCCAATCCTTACAAGTTTGACAAGGTAACCTTTCAATTCCAGGATGCGAAACTTGTTTATATTGGAAACAACTATGAGCGCCTCGAACAAGCGATCAGGTTCCTGGTTCCATTTTCTGAAAAATACCCAACTGAAGTTTATGGTAACTGGACTGAAGATGGACCGGGCCGCAATCCTCGTACGACAATGGGTATGATGCCCAATGTAAACTTCAAAGGAAGATTGGATCAGGCTAATGTGATTGAAACTATGAAGCAAACGAAGGCAACAATTCTTCTTCACAAACCTGAATATGGTTCAAGGGGCTTCGTTACAATCAGATGGGCTGAAGCAGCCACAGCAGGTTGCCTTCCATTCATTCCTGCTGAATTCAATCTTCCACGTGAGTACGCGAATATCCTCGATAAGCTTCGAGTGCGTGATGGCTATCAGCTTCGCGATAAGTTTAGAAACATCTATCCAATTGAAGACGAAATCCTGATTGACGCATTCAGGGAGTTGGTTGATAAGTATATGCGGCCAGAACCGTGGCTCGAACAACTGGAAAGGATGGCAAAATGATGTTAGAGTTTTCTCCACGTGAGCTTTCACGGCTCGTTGAATTTACTTCAGACTACGGGCTGAAGGTTCCTTCTGTAAGAGGGGATACGGTCGAGATTGAAGATTTTCTTTTCAAGATTGAAAATCCACTCGATCGAATTGCTACTGAGCGATGGCGCAAAATGAACTTGGGTTTCGCAATCACTGACTCACTTTCATTTCTTGTTGGTGACAACTTACTTGCGCCACTTGTTCAGTTCGTTCCAAACTTTTCTCGCTTCTCAACGAACGGGAGAACAATTGATGGGTCATACGGCAACCGCATCCACACATCTCAGCAACTTGATTTGACGATTGAGATGCTGAAGAAGGATCCTCATACTCGTCGAGCAGTAATTTCCATTTACATGGGTGCAATCGATCTGCTCGGCGGTGGTGGCCTCAATACCCCATGTACTCTCAACTTTCATTTCCTCGTTCGAGACGGACGACTGAATATGAAAGTAATGATGCGCAGTAATGACGTAATCCTCGGGTTGACCAATGATGTATTTACATTCACCTTCCTACAGGAATACATCTCAGTCAAAACTGGCATCCCCATGGGAGCATACGTTCACTATGCATCTTCATTCCACCTCTATGAAACAGACCTTGAGCGGATTGGAGTTATCGAAGTAGAACCTGTTTGGCCGCATGTTATGAATAAAATGCCAAGCACGTTTGAACCACATGAGGTGTATCGAGCAATCTGCAACATCTCGAAGTTCACACCTGAAGAATGTTTGAAGCACACTTTCAAAACGGAGTATGAGACCAATCTTTATTTTACGGCGGCCGCAACATTCCACCGTCATAAGCATGGTGCAAAAGCTCTCTATGAAATGGTTGCTGACGACACTCTTCAGAAGGTCCTAAATTATTGGATCAAAAAGGAGGAACACGCATGAATGGATTTGCCCATCTTCACGTTCATTCTGATGCATCAAAAGATGGGTTAAGAGAAGTCTCACAACTCGTAAAAGCAGCGAAGGATTATGGATTTAGTGCATTGGCGGTTACAGATCATGGATCGCTTTCGAATGCAGTATCCTTCTCGCTTGAAGCGAAAGCAGTTGGTCTCAAACCCATCGTAGGAGTAGAGGCTTACATTGCTTTTGACGGCAAGGTTGGCCACCTTACTCTTCTTGGAAATGGAAAGAAAGGATTGGATAATCTCATTCGTCTCAATAATATTGGTCATGCATCGCATGGCAAATCACCGGCATTTTCGATCGATGATTTGCTGAATGACTGCAAGGATATCATTTGTTTGAGTGGTTGTGTAGCATCGCCATTCAACCAGCTTCCATATGCTGAGTCAGTTGCTCTGATGTCCAAGTTCAAGAGGGCGTTTGGCAACCGCTTCTTCATGGAGATGATGTTCGTAGCAGACACTGACACATGGTCAAGGCCAATCAAGCTCGCAGAAAAGGGTAACATCCCGTTGGTGATCACGAATGATGCTCACTTTCCACTTCAGGAAGATGGTGATGTTCATGGCTTAGTTACGAAGATGAGAGCTGGTTACTCATACAACTCAAAAGAACTCTGGCTGAAAAATTCAGAGCAAATCTGGAAGAGAGCAAAGAGTGAAATCTCTCGTGAAGCATTTGACGCCGCGATTGGAACTACAGCCATGATCGCAGAAAAAATCAAGGCAACAGAGTTCGATGCAGAACCGACATTGCCCCATATCTCTAATGCTGATACACGACTCCGCGGCCTCATCACAATGGGAAGAGTTGATTTGAAGAATGCCACGTATAGGAAAAGATTGGATTACGAACTGGAGATTATCCAGAAGATGGACTACTCATCTTACTTCGTAATTCTCCACGATATTATTAGAGCAGCACGCGGTCTTGGAGCAATGATTGGGCCAGGCCGTGGCAGTGGAGCTGGGTCTCTTATCCTCTATACGCTTGGGATTACCGATATTGACCCTATTCAATATGACCTCCCATTTGAAAGGTTCCTAAATCCTTCTCGTAAGGGTATGCCTGACGTTGACATTGATATCGACTCTCTTCATAGGGATGCAGTGATCGAATATGTCGCGAAGCAGTGGAAAGGGCACCCCATTGGAACGGTTATTCGCTACTCCCATAAAACAGCTGTACACGATCTGTCTAAAGCATTGAAAGTTCCTCGCAACGTGGAGGAAAAACTTGCTGACGCAGATCCTATGTCGCACGAAGTTCTTGAATTCTTGGATGAAAATCCAGAGTTTAGTGCAGCTTATGGGACTATCATCGGCCAAATTAGACACAGAGGCCGTCACGCTGCTGGCGTTGTGATTACGGACCGGCAAGTTCCAATTGAACGAGCATCAGGACATTTAGTCGCAGCATGGACTGAGGGCAAGCTCAATGAGATGTCAAAAGCTGGGATTGTGAAGTATGACTTACTTGGGTTAGAGGCTCTTACGATCTTGCAGCTTCTTGAACGAAACAACCCCAAGGAAGTCAAACGCTCAAAGGAACACCCTGAGAATGATCCGGCTTTCGAACTCTTTAGGACTGGAGATCTCAGTGGTGTATTCCAGTTCTCAGGTAGTTGGGGCATTCGCAACCTCACAATGAAAATGGCTCCAACCAAGTTTGAAGATTTAGTAGCGCTCAATGCGTTGTACAGGCCAGGAGCACTTGATGCCGGTACTGCAGATAAGTTCGTTGAGTGGCGGTATAATCCGCGAAAGGTTCCAAAACTGATCGAAGACATTCTCGCTCCCACATATGGAGCAATTGTCTATCAAGAACAGGTAATGGCCCTTTATGCTCGTATGACAGATGGCTCTCTTTCAGAAGCTGATAACGTTCGCCGCTTGATCGTGAAAGCTGGTGGCAAGATGAACGATCCTGAATGGCAAAAGCAGCTTGTTGACGTAAAGAAGAAATTCGTTGAGGGAGCTCTAAAGCAGAGTGTGAAGAAAGAAACTGCTGAGAAGATTTGGAGTGAAATCGAAACCCACTCTCGCTACTCATTCAATAAGGCCCACGCAACAGCGTACGCACAAATCGCATGGCAAATGGCTTTCTGGAAGTTCTATTATCCAGTTCAGTTCTACGCAGCGATGATGAGTAGTGATCGCGACAACCTGACGCAGTATATCTTTGAGGTCATCAAACGCGGGATCAAAGTAAAGATGCCGCATATCAATCAAATTGGTGATGATGACATCTTTGTTGTGGATGAAGATGCTATTATCATTCCAGCAAATGTGATCAAGTATGTCACCAATGTTCGGTCTATCAGAGATGAATTGAAGAAAGGAAAGTTCAAATCGATTGATGATTTTATGGCTCGCGTTCCAAAGAATGCTCTTCGAGGACAAGCTCGCGCATCACTACTTGGGATTGGGGCATTCAAGGGATTGAGTGGCGATGTTAAGAAACTTGGTATCTCAGGTAAGTCAAATGAGATGCTCGCTGAAATTCGTAAATCCCCAAATCCTGAACGCGAAGCTCAACTCCGTTTACTTGGCTTTGTCCTACCAACCAAGACTGAAATTGCAAACATTGAGAAAGCCACGGAAGACGGATGGGTTGCTGGAATTATCGGAGCAGTGAAAAAGAAATCTTCAGCGTTTGGCCCATATGAAGTCTTTTACCTCATCCCAAATGGATTGTTCTGGGTAAGAGGATTGAGGACTGATAATCTGGGTGTTGGAGATTTTGTAGCTGCGAAGGTGAAGGCAAACTCAGGCAAGGCAACAACGTTAAGGAAGTTATGAGACTCAAAATCAACGTTCAGGAAGATGAAGCGTTGCGTGGCGAAATTCGTCGCATCATCAAAGGTCAAGTCGTGAAGATCGTCAGGGAGGAAATAAAGACGATCATCATGGAGGTGTTGACCGCCGAGGGCAAAAAGCTAGATGCTGCGAAGTTGGAACAGATCGCAACGACAGAGGTTAAGAACCATGTGAGGCTTGTTGTCAATGAAGGCTCATATGGTGATGACCGCAAGAAGCTCGACAAGATCGTTCGAGCCGAAGTTAAGGCTGTGGTTTTAGAAAGAGACGCAGTTATCATGAAAGAGATTGAGGCCATCGTTGAGGGTGTCGTTGATGAAGACATTAAGAAATCTATCGATGACCAGATCAAATCTCAGGTACATGCTTCTCTCGCAAGGATTTTAGCCAAATGAAAAGTAGACCGTCATATCAAGAGTCTGTGCTACTCGATTGGCCACGAACAATTTACTTTTATGCCACCTCTCACTGCAATTCAAACTGTTCCTACTGCACGTTTAGGACATCAAATTCAAAGATGCCAAGAGTGCATATGCCATTTGAGAAAGTGAAAGAGTTCTGGACTCAATCGAAAGCTCTTAGCTGGTGTGGAGTCGTTGTCCAAGGTGGAGAGTTCACACTTCACCCCGATGCATATCAAATCATGGAGTTCCTCAGTGAGAACACCCATAAGGTAACTCTATTGACAAATGCAGTTGAGCCTGAACTTGCAATCCCGCTCCTTCAATTTGCTGATCAACTAACCATTTCATTGGATGGGCCACAACACGATCGATCACGCGGAGTGGCGGGTAATCTCGACAGCATCCATTCTCTTCTCTCACAGATCAAAGACCCCTACAAGGGGAGCACAACGCTTCAGATAACTTTGGGCCCATGGAATGCAAGGACATATGTTCAAGCGTACGAAAACATCAGGTGGTTCTTGGATGTGTGCCTTGAGTATGGAGCTCAGCCACGGTTCAACATCGCATCAGATGATGGACTATTAGGCATTGCAAGTTACGATCAGAAAGCGGAGGTACTCACCACTCTCTATTCCGAATTGATTACAATGTCCAACAAATTGGAATACGCTACAATGATGAAGTCACTTCGTAGTGGAGCTCAATACATCATGGCCGCCGTAAACAAAAAGAAAGGTAGCGCGATCCCCTGCTATAGCACATCCATCTACTCCACGATCAATGCGAATGGGGATGTGTGGGTCTGCCAGGGGTTGGACGAAAAAGATGCAGTCCTTGGCAACCTCTATGAAAAACCATTCGATCAGATCTGGGTTGATAGTGTTTCGAGGCGAAAGGAATTGAGGACTTGCCAGGCATGTACTCTTAGCTGCCAGCTCACTGGTGACTTAGCATTCATCAACTCAAACCCGAGTATAGTCCGTTGACACCCAGAGGACGCCCAGAGACACTCAACTATTGAGTATGATGGAACTACATCAGACCATAGTCGTGTCTCTGGGAGACCCTCTGCATCAAATAGATACTGGAGGAATATGTGAATAAACTTATCGTTGCCTCACTCAAGTCAAAAGACGTGAGTCGCCTTCTTCAGTTTCCACAGCGGCTCATGGAACCTTTCGAGCTTGAACTCATCTCGTGGATCGCAGAATATGCGGCAAAATATGGTGAGCCTCCTGATGTTGAACGCCTTGGGGAAGAGTTTGAGGATTTTATTCCAATCGAGTTGGAAGGTCGCTTCATTGTTGACGACATCGCAGATCAGGCACTTGAAAGGAAAAGACTCTCGTTCTTTATTTCTGAAATGGGGAAGGTGATCGACAAAACAAGACTCGAGGGAAAGATTATCGATACGGACGTTTATGCTGTAATGCGTACCGTATCCCAGGCAGAAGACGATGAAGTGGCCTACACCTCCTACGACAGGAGTCGCTACAAAGCTCGTCTTCATACCAAGTCAGTTGACTTCTTCTCTGGCATCCTAAACAGAGCAATGGGTAGTCTCCACGCTGGCGATTACTGCTTGATTGCCGCTCGGCTTGGAACTGGTAAATCACTAACAACGCAGTGGCAAGCTCGTGAGTGGATGCTCAAGGGAATGAGAGTATTATTCGTGTCGCAAGAAATGCTTGCAATGGAAATCTTCTCACGTATCGATGGCATGGTAGCGGCATTCAATCCATTGGCTCTACGTGGAGAGTTCGGAGCAGACATTGCTTCTCGTTTGAAGATTGCACAGATGACTGCAAAACGGAGCAAGGGTGAAATCTATGCCCCTCGAGGGCTAAAGACTCCAGAGCACATTGCAATGGCAGCAAAGTTCTTCATGGTGGACGCGATCATCGTCGATGGTGTTTATCAGCTTGCTCCTGACCTGATGAGCCCACCGTCAGCTAGATGGGAACGCATCACCGAAGTCAGCGGTCAACTCAAGCAAATGGCACTTACATCTAAACTCCCAATGCTGGCCACAACTCAAATCAAACGAGTTGGAAAAACAGAAGGATTTACTCCTGAGGATTTGGCGTTTGCTGATGCCCTAGGTCAGGATGCAGATCAAATCATCATGTTGGAGGTTGACACTGTTCGACCAAATCGGATAACGGCTTCAATGACAAAGAACAGGTATGGCCCAAATATGTCGGCGATGTTCGACCTTGACTTTGACAATATGAAAGTTGAAGAGGTACGATGATGTCAAAGAAATGGATCCATTTCGATTACGAGAACATTGATACTAGCAGATTGAAAGATAAGAGTGATCGAGATCTTCTAAAACTAATGATGGGCTGCAAATATGTTAGCGACATGACGGGATATGGTTACGTTGCAGAATTATGCAAAAGGTTTGAAAGAACAATTTGCGACTCACCCGATTATTCGATTGAATTGTGTGAGCATGGCCAAGACTATGATGAGTGCCCAGACTGTTCGCACTAAGGAGGAACAATGTGGTACATAATAATCTTTCTAATGGGCATCCTGATTGGCTACAGGATTGCAAAGTACATTTATATCTACATCCTCACGAAAGGAATTCTTGAGGGTACGATGTTTGCAAAACAAAACGGCAAATGGGAACCATATGAGCCATGGCTCCACAAGCCTGAGGAGAAGAAATGAAAGTATGGGACCCAAACGCTCTAGGACTTCAGATCATCAAGGTTACTGGTGTAGAGGCAAAACTTCGTTGCCCCTTCCATCTTGACCACGAGCCGAGCGCAAGGTTCAATCTTTCAAACGGTTTGTTCCATTGCTTCGGCTGTGGTTACTCAACCAACGCTTACCATCTGGCAAAAGAGTTTGGTGGTACTCTTCTCAAGATTGATCTCGCTCTGATCCCGCATCAGGATGAAGACGATCGAGAGTGGAGGCAACTCCTCTACTCAAAGTTGGCCACGAGGAATACCTACCTGGGAGTAAGAGGCGTAACTGTTGAGCAGGTCAAGAAATTCAAGATCATGGCTCACAAGGATGGCGTCCTCTTCCCAGTGTTTGACAAAAGCGGGCTTGCTGTTGGTGTCCAAGAACGAAAATATACTGGTGAGCCCAAGTATATTCTTCATGGAAGTAGGACACCAGTTTGGCCAATGGCAAATCTAAAGTATGAACATCTTCTGCTTGTTGAAGGAGTATTTGGCGTTCTACGAGCAGACAAGTATGGGTTCAAAGCGGTGTGCACGATGGGTGCAAGTGCAATCCCACCAGCAGCCAAGATACTTGAAGGACATTCAGTACGAATTTTATTCGATAATGACCTTGCAGGATATTTAGGTGCTTACTCATTCATGAAGTTGCATAACAACTCAGAGGTATCACTCCCTGGTGGAGAGGCTGATGAAATGAAATACGGAGAGATGGCATTCGCTGCAAGTAAGCTTGCAACGAGAGATGTTATCGGCTACGCAACCAAAACTGGAAATAAGGCCCTACTAAATGCAATCAAACTGAAAGAGGAACAGAATGGCAAAAAGAAAACGTATTGGAAACTTAAGGGTTCTACCTCACGAAAGACTCGTTGAGCTTGAATACAACAAAGTGAAAATTCAAGGAATAGTATTTGGTAGCGATCACGTGAGTAACTATTTGGTATGTTTACCGGCTGATGAGTTGGCCAAGGCTGGAATAACTGGTCATGGACCATGCATCAACAAACCAATTCACATGTCGAAGGTCACCTTCATCGAAGGTGTCGAGCCAGTCATCACTCGCAGGATAGACGAGGATGAAGAAATTGAGGAAGAAGATGGACCTTGAAAATATTTTAGTGCTCGTGATCGCAGGTTCCTTACTGTTAGGATCCTTTGGATTGATCCTCATGTACGTCCGAAGCAAGAAGTCAAAGTGAAATTCGTTCCTCTCTACTATGTACATTCTGGCAAATCATTTTATAATATATACATAATAGAGAAAGAGAGGAACAGAACAAATAAATTCAGGACTACCTCAGCAAATCGATCGTTCGAAAACTAGTAACTTAACAAGAGAATAGGAGAAACAAAAATGGCTGAAAGCATTAGCATCGATAAAATTCTTCTGCACTTGACGTGCAAAGAATGCGGAAACAGCTACCCACATCGGCTCTCCAAGCCTAAGGACCAGAAAACCTGTCGATGTGGTAAAGGATACTTCAGAATTACGGTTTCTGGCGTAGGCGGCAAACGAGCAAGTATCCGAGCTCACGTGGAATTCGAGTATGCAAATACTCGGAAGGAAGTGATCGAAGTCGACTCGATCGAGATCGAAGACTAGTAAAATTGGAGGCTTAGGGGGAGCCTCCTCTTTTTATTTCAAATTGGAGGTTATATGATCAGACATCCGAACATTCAAATGCACCCCGTCCTTGCTCAAAAGTATCGCAAAATGGCTCACGTATATCTCATCAAGAATGAGTACAAAAAGGATGAGGTGTATAATTCACTTATCGAATGCGCTGAGGAACACGAACGCAAGGTTCGTATCCTTGGTCGAAAGCGCGGCAGAACGTTCATATTCATGAGAGGTGCAAGATGAAAACTGGCTTCTTCCTGGTCTTCTTCATTGTTGGACTGGGGATATCCGCTTTACTTGTTGGAATAATCACCAACAAAATTCAAGTTCAACCGTATCTGAGAACACTTTTATGTGGCAGTGGCTTCATCCTCCTCTTCATCATTGTTTCGGCAATCATGAGGGGAGCAAGCAGGGTAAGTTCGACACCAGTCCAGTATCGTGAGAAGGTTGAAACGTTCACGAATGAGGAAATCCTTCTGCCTGGAATTGATGTTCGCCAGAAAAATGCTCGAGCTAAGATCAATGCATACCGAGAAATTGAGGCCCAAAATCAGCACAACCTTAGCGGCCTACAATCACTGTTTGGCTCCAAGGTAAGTGGCATCTCCGATAAAAGCATCCTTGAAAATGCTCCTGATCCAGGGAACGTCAAGGACGCCACTGACTGGATCAAACGAATGCTAGAAGACGATTGACATGTTGCCCAACAATCTATGCGAGGAAAACCTATATCGCTGTGATTGCCACAACGAAAGGAAAGATACGCAGCCGATGAAACACAAAGTCGGCTGCGATTACCTTTTATGGTTCAGTGAAGAGCTGAATAGAAAGGAGTCAAAACCCGATGGCGGAGATAAATCGAAAAATGTTCGGAGGGGAAGTAACAATCAAGGTTAAGAATAATGATGGCGAAGAAGTCGTATTCGAAGCTTACGTTACGGAAATAACGACCCAAGCATCTGACGATGAGAGCCCATATTCCCCCACATTTGAAATGAAAGGAACGATCATCTCGAGGCCATCGATTACGTCAAGCAAGCCACACCCTGGAACGAAAGCTCCTCCTGAGTTGAAGTTTGACCCATCACCAGAAATTCTCAAAGGTGAGGATGATGAGGAACTGTGGAAGGCTCTCAATCAGCAACTAAAGAAAGAGAAAGAAATGGTGGCTGAGAAAATGGCTAAGCCTCTTTACACCTACATTGATCCTGGAAAGATATCAACGTACTCGAATATGGAAACAAAAGGACTCACGTATGAAGAATACCAAAAGATGATCGATAAGATCAACAAAAATCTCGGAGTCCCTGTTGGTGAAGTTGAGAACTTCGACGAGAAGAAAGGTGTTGCTCAAATTCGGTTGTCTGGACCCTACAAATCATTCGTTGAAGAAATCAACAAGATGATGGGATCTGTTTCGATGGCATTCTCTTCTGTTCTCGAAGAACTCGACCACAATGGAGAAGCTACGTTTGAAGAGGCCATGTCTTTGATCTTCGATAATGATCGTCCTGAAGAAATTGCCCATCCTGACGGAACGTTTGAAGATGAGGTTCAATGGGCGATTGCTCCTAAAGATAGAGATCACGACTTCTTATGGGTTCCTGGCTTACCTGGTCACGTGTCTGTAGAGGTCAATGAGCTTGGCCAAAAGTATATCGGTCGCGCTGAGTTTATAAATGGTGGGAAGCCGATCAAGTTCAACTTAACTGGTTCGTGATAAGCCAAGGGTACCGTTTCTCACTGTCGACGGTACCCTTGCTTACGGGGGATATTCTGATGACCTCTGGGTTTGCCCAGACACTCGTCATTTGAAAAGATGATATTCCATATAACTGTTTGTTTTAGATGCTTCTGGTGATACAGAGGCACTCTGTACCTATTCTGGTGACCTCCAGGTTCATCCAGAGACACGCCACAATCATAGATGATAGGAACTACATCGGAGGTATACTACCTCTCTGGTGAGGCCGTGGCACTACTTAAGTTTTTCATTCTGCTCAATCTGTTCCTGAGTAACGGCCTTCATTTTGTCCGTGTCGGTAAGCATCGTGTCCTTGCCAACTACCCTGAGATTTTCAACCTTGACATCTGGATGGGTGGTCAACGTGAAGCTGATGTCGTAGCGAACGAGTACCTTCTCAAGGGCCTGAATTCTGCCTCGCAATCTTTCTCGTTCTCGTTTGTGCTGATGTTGAAGATCGGTAATTTCCTCTTCATGGGTTTTATCCATCTGTCGAAGTGCCACGTCCATGGCCGAGATCTCGGATCGAGCCTGCTTCAACGACTCTGTTGTCTTATTCATCGCCTCGAGGAGGTTATCACCGTACGTAATCGTGTTCTTTCGTTTCCGCCACCAGTCACGAATGACAAAAGTAGCGGTTGGCACCAATAATGTTAGAACACCTAAGATGAGATTTACCTGTTCCTGTGTCATGATCAAACTCATGCCCTTCTAAATGGAGACGGGAAGGGCGAACCTTTGGGGATTTTTCTCCAGTACCTTAGTGGAGATTTGACTTCTGCTTTTCTGCTAGTGAATGGGAAGAATTGATGCATCTCATTATCACCAGTCCACGGAAGTCTCAGACCGTTATCAAATGGCCCATAGCTGATTACACCTCCTGGTTTTACTCTTACGTTGCTGCAATCGAGGAACAAATGTCTATGTGTCTCGGGAAGATACTTGTAATGCGACCTAACGATCTCACTTTTTGTCCGCGGCTGGGGGAAGGGTTTGCCAGTCGCTGGATCGATCTTCATCTCTGGCGGGTTTTCACCATTCATCGTTGTCAAATAGACATATGTTCCATCATCGTAGCCTGCGTGCGAATTGAGTGCAAACGTCCTGAGCTTGTCAAGCTTGGGAAATTCGCCATTCAAGTCTTCATCCATGACGACGTTTCGTTTGCCGTTGCCTACTCCAGTTTTATTCATGAGAGCTTTTGTTGGACCCATCAAAGCACTGATGTTGTTGAGTCTCATACCCTCATTGATCGCGATCAGGTAGAACTGCCACTGATCGGTAAACTTCGTGTCAGCATCGTCAATGATCATGAAGACGGCTGGACAGCCATGACCACTGCTATTTGCTGGGTATGCACAGTCTCGAACCTTGAATTTCCACCACGGATTGTTCTCGTCTTCGAGACACTGATAAAGCTGAAGATTGGTTGAAGCACGATAAACAATCTGGACTTCCATTAGAAGCTCTCTTCCGTATTGTCGTCGTAGATGAGGGTCACCTTCTCAGGGTTTTCGATGATGATCCTTACAACCTTCTTAACTGGGGGGTTCGTAGGATCAGTCGGATCTGTAGGATCAGTGGGATCTGTAGGATCGGTTGGGATGACATCCTTGAGAGAGAACCAGATGCCTCTCGACCAGCCAACAACTGGGTAAACAAGGTGGACGTATTCGCCACTTGTCTGATCGACCTTTACGTTGTCGCCATTCTTGACGTCAGGATAAACGCGAGGACCTTGCGGATTGATTGAGGCCCATACTTTTATCCCATCAGCACTTGCTTTACCTTCTTTATTCACTAGCATGACTACTCCTTCATACTCATAAAGTTCTTCCCACGTTTGGTTTGAGTCGACAAACAAATTCATGTCAATCTCAATACTCTTTACGCCGAACTCAGGGCCTATGCTCGGAGTCCCAAATTGCCAATGCCTCCAGTCTGATACTACCCATGGCGCTGGGATCTTCACGCTTGCAATGTAATTAGTATACCAAGCAAGCCAGAGCGGCCTCTTCTTGAGATAGGCGTAATGTGAGAAGTTGCTTATTGGGTTGCTATGATCTACAAACCAATAATACCCAGTATACATACCAACTATCGCAGTCGGATACTCCTTCTCAATGAGTTCCATAAGTGCGACAACGTTTTTGAGCCCACCGAACTGACCACCATATGTGTTCTCCCAATCAATCCAAATCTCCATCTCAGGAAGGCCCACTTCATCGAGCAATTCCTTAATAACCTTGAAGTGGTCTGAAGGTGATTTACGATCATCGCTAAACCAGTAGATGCCTCGTTTGAGACCTCTCCTTTCTGCTTCAGCAAAATTACGTTTGAATTGGGTATCAACCCAAGCTCCCTGTCCAGCTCTAATGATGACTGCGTCTGTCCCCTCAGCCATTTTATCAAAGTCAATTTCTCCCTGGTAGTATGAAACATCTGGGAAGCGAAGCATTCTCCCTTGGACAGCTGTAATTCGTTGAAGTCCACTGACACCGACTTCTGTGACGAAGAGTTCACTGATAAACCTGTTGAGCGTGAATTGTGGTGGTACATATTGTTTCTCTCTTCCTAACATGTTAGTCTCCTTAGATCCATAAACCACTAATTGATAATCTAATTTCGTGTGTGCTTGCGACTGGATACGTACCATTATAAAGTGCCCAGTCCATCGTAATACTTCCGCCAAGAATACGACCGTTACCTTGGTTGCCACTCGTCATGTTGACTGCGTTTCCAACAAAGCCCAGACTGATTGCTGAGAATGGAAGAGTAGTACGCAAAAGTCCTGCTCCAGTTCCGTTATTCGTTACGATAAATCTCATCTGAGCATGCAGCAGTCCTTTTGAAACTCTATACACATTACTCGTCCCAAGCGTAACTGTTGTGATTGTGCCAGATGACGCGGTAACAACAGGGTTGAATGAAAGCCAGTCTGACTCATGAACTGGGCTGTGGATGACAAACTGAGAGTTGAATGACCATGTAAAGCCAGCTCCAGCAGAAAGAACTGCCCTGAACCGACCAACGTTTTCTACACGATCAGTCGCATTGTGATTTGTCCAATTCCCAGCAGGATATTTCTGATTTGTGATCGTGTTGGTATGAACGCCCATTGTGCCATTGCCAATGTATCTTGAAAAGAACATCTTTACCCCTGCTGATGCTCCAGTTTCATATAGAACATAGACGAAGAAGTCGACATCTAGTGTGGCCGTTTCTGCTCCACCAGCGTTACACCAGTTTGTACCAGCATTTTTCGTTGTTGATAGTGCCGACGTAGCGAGTCGAAACGTGTCACCAATCTTGAACACCATTGGTCGAGCTGCGCTGATTGAGGCACCATCACTCGCATGGACAATCTCAACTGTCAAGTTACCACCAGTGATTGAGACGTTTAGCTTATATGGAGTAACGATGCGCGCGATCACTTCATGAAATGGCATATTGCTGCTATCAGGTGAAGTAGTCGGATCCTTGACGAATCTAACATAATCTTCCTGAGATACCTCAGTGAGAAATGTTAGAAGTTGTTCCTGAGTATCAGGCATTAGAAGCTCCTTCCCATAGGCTCACCACTCGGTGTTCCTACAGTTCTTAACATATTGTCAAATAGTTTAAGATCGCTGGTGAGTAGAACATTTTCATACTCAGCAAGACGACGCTTTTTGATTGCAAAGGCTTGGAACAGAAGACCGTCAGTTACGAGGCCAGCGTTACTCGGAGTTCCGCCATTGAATAAGGTGGTTACCTCTGCAGATATTGGTATTCTGTTATACACTCTGAAGTCCTTGATCTCTCCGTGAAATGGTTGATTGGCATCGCTACGGCCACCAATAATAAGAGGAACTCCTACATCGGTAAGAATTGTTCCTGCTGGAGTAGATGACTCGGTGAGTACTTGCAATGTGTTATTGATATATATAACAGGATCGTTTGCAATAGATGACACATTGTATCCAACAAGAACGTGAACCCAGTTGTTGATAGTGAATGGATTATTAGGAGTTTGCCATTGACCACCAGTTGTCCCAAATAATCCGTTCCTAAATCTAACTTGAAAGTTTACGCCATCTGCAGAGTTGACCCAAAAAAGTCTACCTGATGCCGAATGCTGTGCGGCAATTGTGAAATTATCTCCAGCAGCTGGAACCTGATGCATGTAAATCCAGCATGACCATGCGAAGATTGGAGCGGCTGATGCATTGACGTATGGTAGATAACCGAAGTTTACCTTATCGAGAACATTTAGCGTACTTCTGAATTCAACAGAAAGTGGCTCAAATCCGTTTGGTGAATTGTATGACCAATGTTTCACGACATCATAGGTCACATAAATGAAATCACCAACAGAGATATCAAACGTAACTTTGTTGATAAAGAACCAATCATCAACATTTGCTAGATCACTCTGGACATGAATGAGTGAGCCAATATCAAGGATCAGGAATGCATACATTGACGCGTAGCTAAGATTTGCGCAGAACGAAACTCTCTTGACGTCTGACTCTCCGTCCTTATGAATTTCAAGAACAGACTTCGCTATAGGCTCACCCCAGTTTGTGTCAAGTTGATACTTCATCTCAAGAGACGAACTAATTTCGCCAAATTTATGCTGAGAAGGTTCGTCTTCATAGGGCGAAGAAACACTTGTCTCGAAATAAACGCCAAGGCCTCTTACGTTGAACAGTGTAATGTATCCTGAAAGTGCACTATTGTTGATGACCGTGTGAGAGAAGCCCCCACCTCCATAAATTTCATCAACAACGATACTCGCCGTAAACTCAGTTCCTGTTGCATTGCTGTTCACGAATGCGCGATAGTCCGTGGTTGCGACCAGAGAGAGCATGCCAAGACCGCCAGCCTGAGCGCCACTTGTCGGACTAACGAAGTTTCCTTTGATTTTGATTATCTCTCCAGCCGCAATTGGAATGGGCTGTTGAAGCGCAAACATTACTTGAGTGAAGGTATCCCTTCTACTTGGATGCGCAGTGACTTCAACACTATTCAGAACTCGTGACTCCTTTTTTACTTCTACACCACCTTCACCAAAAATATTCTCAAGTGATGCGCCTTCGTTTGCCGACAAAAGAATTCTGTCAGTTGCAGAACCTGCTTTCAAAATCTTATCAGTTGTTCCAGCCTTCAACAAGAAGCTTACACTCTCTGGCGCTGGAATTTTCGTGAGTGGCCTATGGCCGTGACGAGCCTGAGAATTCTCAAATCGAAACGTTTCGCCTTGAAAAGGATCTTTCAAAACATATGACATGCCAGCTTCAGAATTTGTCAACCTAGAAATTTCAGTAAGGGCCTTCGTTTTGAGAACGCTGGCACTAAATGGGAATGGAAGAATTGTGAGGCCATTATCAATCGTTTGGTCAAGAGGCTTAATTGGCATCCCATTGATCACAGATCGAAGAGAGTCACTCGCAAGCTTGTTTGTTTCTGTCCTGATCAGATCTGCAGGTGCTTTTGAGGTTTGGTCCATCCAATCTACAACTGTTACTGGGATGGATGACCCAAATCTGACAGAGTCATATGGAATATCCTGGATAAGCCCACTAAAGCGAGCATATGGATTGCCACCAAACGAAACTTCAAGAAGAACCCTGTTACCTTTTTGCCATCCTTCAAGCTTATTTGGGCCATCAGGCGTAAATAATCCATCTTCATTCCTCAATGTGATTGTCATCTGACCTGTCGAGGCTACTCTAGAAGTGAGTGGATTATCATCTGTAAAGCCCCAGGTTGCATGGATTGGTGGAGTTGTAAGAACATATTCACTGATGTCAACCCATGAACCTGAGGCAACCTGCACATATAGCTTTCTAAAGTCTAAGTGAAATACACGATCTACCATGTCTAATCCTTCGCGATCAAAATCGCATCTCTCAACGATCGAGTGAGCTGATTGATGTCTAGCGAACCCTGTGAAACGAGCTGACGAAGCAGTGTGATGATCTCTGCGTTACTACTCATCATCTGGCCTCCACCAACAGAAGATGTTCCTGGCGTAGGCATACTTGAAAGAACGGGAGTAGGCGTCATTGTGATTGGAGATGAGTTCCATTCTCGTTCAAAGCCTTTTCTAATGTACTCAGCTCTTTCCTCAGACCATGTAGCAGGTGATCGAATACCGAAGAAGCCGTTGAAGGCGTCAGCCATTCCTCTCGCCATGCTTCGCATCTTGTCAACGGCCCAACCTCTCAGTTTGTCGATGCCGTTGATGATACCCTGAACAATGTTCTTGCCAACCTGACTCCAATCAATTTTGAACACGGCGAGAATGCCATCGACAATCGACTTTGCCACGTTCTTGATTGTCACCCACGCGTTCTTCAGAATGGTGATCATCAGGTTCCACAGCATATCCCAGGCTTGGCGAAGAAGACGACCAAATTCATAGAAGTCTCCTCTAAATAGAGCTTGCCATGCCTTCACAATTGTGGTGATATACTTCAACACGAATTGAATTGCCGGCTGAAGGCTCTCCCAAACCTTCTTAACGAACTCTACACCAGATGCAAATGCAGCTTTCAGCTTCTCCCATACTTGAGCTGTGATGTCTCGAATGCCAAACCAATTATTCTTCCATGCGAGGTACAACAGAGCAAGGACTGCAATGATCAGCAGAATTGGGATAAGCACAGGAGCGAGTGCAGTGATGACGGCGCCAATTGCGGGGAGCAAAGTTCCAGTGATTGCTGCTCCAATTGCTGCAAATGCAGTGCCAAGAGCAGGAAGAACTGTCATGATGCTTCCAATCGCGCCAATGACAGATCCAATGATCAAGATAATTGGACCTAGAACAGCTGCGAGTAGGAGAACACCAAGGATAACTTTCTGAACTGGAGCTGGTAAGCTGCTAAAGAAGCCAATCAGAACGCGAAGAAGTTTTACTCCTTCTTTGAAATATGGAAGCAGCAAAGTGCCAAGCTCAGCAGAAAGATTTGCCATTTCTGCTTTCATGATACGGGATGAGTTTGCCAATCCGTCAGATGTGTTTTTGAAATCTCCAGCGAGCTTATCGGTCTGCTCATAGAAGATTGCCAATGCGGCCATTGCCTTTGCGTTGTTATCAAGTTCACCGTTTGCATCAGCAAGACCCATTGCCATTGCACGAGCCTGAATATCAGCCGCGTTCATCTTTACACCGAACTGTTCAAGAGGATTGAACTCACCCTTCAAACCAGATTGAATTGCTTCAAGTGCCTGCGAAACATCCGTATTGAAAATGGATGCCATATCAGCCGCTCTGTTCGTCAACTTCAAAGTCTCATCCGCGGCGGCGGCCTGATCGTATCCGAGATTCGTAAGGAAGGCGCCAGTTACAGCAGCAAGCTGATTGAACTCGGACTCGGCCAAGCCAACTTCAGTTGCTGCTGTTTTCCCAAACTCATGGATGACGCCAGCTGCATCTTCAAATACCACATTTACAGCATTCGCAGACTCAGTAAGATCCGATGCCGCATTGGCCATTGAATTGAAGCCAGCTACGACAGGGATCGTGACCGCTGCAGTCATGATGCCACCGACTCGAGTCATTGACGAGCCGACGTCTTTCATCTGTTGCTGAAAGGTTTTTGCCTTCTTGCCAGCAGACGTTAGACCAGCATCATAATCAGATTGGTCTAAAATAAGTCTTGCGGCGATTGTTGCAGCAGTTGCCATTCTACTCGTCTTTTCTCACAATGCGTTTGCCGAAGATTGATGTGAATGCCTGAACGACTCTTGCGGTTGCCTGAGCTCGACCTTCTGGCGTACTAAGATCAATCTCACTTTCCATTTTGATGCGATCAAGTTTCTTATTGAGATACTTGATTACTTCCTTGGGCATATCACGCATGAAGTGTTTTGCACTCTTCAGCTGTGCTCGCTTTGTGACCTTTGTATTATGAACTTCAGCTCTTAGTGCGGCAAACTGAAATTCTCGATCCTGAAAGCCCCATGGCTCAAGTGCATAAAACGTCATCCATCTTTTGTAAAGAGGATAAGGAAGTGCCTTTACGCGCATGAGGCTCATATCACCAAAAGCAAGACCCAGTCGCATATCGAACATTGCTTCTGGGTCTGCCATTAGTTTTTTACTTCCGTCTCCGCCTGTTCAATGGCCTTTGCCTCATCAACTTCCTGACGCATGCCAGAGAATTCGACGATTTGGCCAGCAACCCAACCGATCGCTTCACCACTTTTCTCATTGAGCTTGGCAATATCAGCATCAGTGAACATCGGTTTCCCATCATGATTTACCACTCCTCGAGCAAACAGCCAGGCATCGTGCCCATAAATGTTTGCTGAAGAAAGCTCCTGCTGTTTTGCACGAGTGTCCTGACGCATCTTCATGCTGCCAAATTGACGACGCAGATATTCATCTTGCTGGCCGCGTGTCAGCTGGCGAATGAGAAGGCTACGACCACCCCAAGCAGGGATGTTTGAAGGAATTGTGAGTTCCTTGGTTGTGATATCTTCGAGACCAAAGATCTCATCACGGGTTAGAAAACTTGAAGTCATTTCTTACTCCTTTAGATTTGATTAGGCTACAGTGACTTTGCCACTGACCTTGATTGTGATCGACAACTGTCCCTGCTCTTCGAGAGGAAGGTCAGGCTCAAACGCCGTAATGAAACCTGCGAATGAGATTGTCTTGATCGCGTCGGGAAGGACAATGCGCCAGTTATGGAGGTCATTGTCATTGAACGTCTCCAGCATGCCGGTGACTTCATCTTGGGTCGCATTCGTAGGAAGCCAGTTGCAGTTGAATTCAACTTCGCCACCATCGCGCCACCCAGGAATATATTCACGCCAGCCATCAACACTCTGCTGGTTGGTGACTTCGATATCGTCTCGCTCCATCGGAGGAGGTGTGATATCCATTACTTCAGCCACATCAGCGAATACCTCTGTGGGGGTTGCACCGTTACCGAGCTGAAGTTTTGAACCATAAACCCAAAAAGCGTCACTCATTGTTACTCCTTATGGCAGTCTGAGAACACAGAGCTCAACTTCAGCGTGTTCGACTGCAATGTAGATTTGCCGATTGGTCTGCATCCATCCCTTACTCATAGTCAATCCTTGCGGAAAGACTGAGTAAAGCCCGGCACCAATCGAATAAGGGCCAATATCAACCGAACGACCAAATGCGTCAGCAACGCCAGAGATTGTGATCGTACGAGCTCCAGCCCCAGTGTTGTGGGCGATCAAGAGTTCTCTACCAGTGCAAAGGAATGAGTTGCCATTCACCGCATCGCCAGCTGTCCATACGAAGTTCGCCGCAAGAGCCGCGATTGCAGCAAATGGCTGTGAAACATCCTTTACAGTCAACAATGTCTGTGCCATCTTATTTCTCCTTTATTAGTTTATCCATAACGCTTGACTGATCAGCGAGAGGATAATGTTTGATGACGTGCATAATCATGTCATCTTCATCACTATAGTTTACCTGACACTCATTGCACACATATGTGTAGGTGTCATTCTTCCATAAAGCCTTTGTATAGGGCTTTTTCATTGGGCCATCAATGAAGACTGGCTGCTTATCCTGATGAGTGGTAACTTCAATCTTCTCAACATCTTCAGGAAGCGGCAATTCTTCTCTGATTTTCTTCTTACGATCGAGCATACGAAACCTCCACTTCCAATATTCGTCTGTACGCCTTTTGAATTTCGTCAAACGAATTGGGAACATTTTTGACTAGGATGACGACTCTGAATTCTCCAAGTGATCCTCGATAACCATCGAGATTGTCAATCATGGTGTTTACCACGTTCACCAACCTCGGCTCATTGTCATCAAAGATGTCCATCTGGATGGTCGCTCTTCCTAATCTGCTACCTTTCTTTTTGTTCTGGTAGTGAATTGAAGGATCGGTAACGGTGGTCGCTCTAACATACGGGTAAGAGGCCCCATCATTCGACCTGTTCCAGAAGAACTTTTCTCCAATCAATGCTCTGATTGGGCCACCAGGAGTGATCACGAATGATCTGAAGTCTGTAGCTAAGTCGGCCATCTCTGCCTCAATATACTTACAAAACCTGCTGAGATTGCCTTGGTGATATTCACGGCATTCTCAAGAATAGAAGGTCTAACGAATGGACGAGGATGCATACCTCTTGTAAAGTGGCCACCATTCTCATCAACGTAGAACCATCCGCCACGTCGTCCGTTACCACCTTCAGCAAATTCACCAGTTCCATATTCGAGCCAAGTTGCGTAATCTGTTTCAGGGCCAACATCATCAACGACTCTCGTTTTCGAGGCTTCCACGATGTGATCTCCAATGCTTACCTTCGTTTCTGCAGTGTCGACAGGAACAAGTCTTCGCTGCTCATTGATGATCACCTTGGAACCATTTCCAGCAATGTCAATCATATCTCTCTGAGTAAGCCTCGCCTGACGAAGTGCCTTGTCCAAACGAGATGTATCAACTTTGATGTCGGCTTTCATATCTCAACTCGATGTAGTGCGCAGAGGTAGCCCAAGTTTCCTCTGTCTTGAATGCCTATGACCTCATAAGTTTGATCAGCAAATTCTGGATTATCGAATTTCGTTGTCAACTTGAATTGACCACCTTTTTTGGGAGTGATCTCATCTGGGCCAAAACGAATTTCAACATCGAATTTAGCAACCTCAATTTGCTCAGTCCACTGCTCTCTACTCTTCGCGCTTGCTGGGTTGAAGCTGCATTCGAGTCTTACTCCTTTGATAACCTCGGTAGGATGGCCAAACTCATCAAGATTTTCATCTGGATTAGGAGGCCTATAGTAATATGCAACATCACCATAAGCAAGCCTCTGGGTCTCTCTCTGAAGCATCTGTGTGAGTCTGTCACTAGCTAGCCTAGGCATATCATTATCCTATATCAAAAGGAAGGTCATCAGACGGTTGGACCTCTTTGTAGTCATTGTCCGTCTGGTAGCTATCAGCTCTGGTTGGCAGTGAAACTGAAGAAGAAGCAAAGAGGCGACCAATTCCAAGTTCAATCTGCTTATCTTTCAGCATTTGCTCGTATCCTTTTCGAGCAGTTGAATTGGATACGTCCAACCAGTCTTGCTTGAAGTCTGGCGAAGAGAGTTGTGTGATAATGTATCTGATGCATACGATTACTGCTTTCTTCCAGCCATCTGCAGAGATGAAGTATTGAATAGTCTCATTCTCAAGGTAGTGCCCCTTATCAGAGGTATCACCTATATGAAAGCGAACCAAGGAAACTTCATCAGACAGAGCAGGATCATATTTGTAAGTCATCGTAGCACCGTCACAATCAGGAGGATCTCTGGGCTATGATCGGCATTTGTTGTAAGACCAATTACCGAAAAGAGATGAACTCCTAAAACTAAACCAGTTGGCAGTGGAACGTATCCTATATTTCCTATTACAGTTCCACTAATCACAAGTGGTGCGCCGCTTGGAGGGACATGAGTTACGTCAACTCCCGTCAACGTCACACCCTCAAGAAGCGCGGGCTCAAAGTCAAGGGGGTAAACCCTTTCCTCTGCCGAGGATTGCTCGAGCTGCACTTCGGTGGACATTATGCATTCCCTGCATTGATTGTAAAGCTGGTCACGGTAAATTGCTGACCTGCAGCGAATGAAACGTTATCAACAGTCATATCACCACCGCCACCAGTTGCGGTAACGGTTCCCTGTGCATGACAAGTCGTTCCATCGCTTGCGTAGAGTCGCCAATGAGCAGCAGTTCCAGCATTATCAGCTGAAGCATCTTCCCATGTACCAGATTTTGCCTTACTTCCAGCCGCAGCAGCAGCCATCCAATCTGCAGGAAGGTTCAAAGTGGCCAAGACAGTGCCACTATCTGCCGCAGCAACGTTTGCAGGAGGAGCGCCAGTTCTGATCTTCAGAACAGCAGACGCACCGATTACGGTCTCGATTGCATCAAGTTGTGCGTTCCTTACTGCTACAGAATATTGAAGGGTCATAGTATCTCCTATATCTCTATATTTTCGTTCTTCTTAGCCTTGATCACTTTATGGCGATTAGCCTCAATGATCGGAGCAATTCTAGATTTGAGTGGTCTCACATTTCCAGGACCTGTGAATGGAGTTGATTGATCCGCATCGAGAGTATTTCCGTCTTGCGTCATATTTGATGATGCGACAATGAAAATAGCTGAGACGGACTCGAGAGTATTTCCATCTTGCGTAATCGTTACAGAGCCACTCATACTCCCAACGCCAGCAGATGAAACTGAGTCTCCTTCTTGATCTACTGCAACAGATCCTTCTATCAAGACGACAGATGATGCTACTACAGCATTGTCGTCTTGCGTGAGATTTGCCGCTCCTTCGGTTAGCTGAGAAGAACTCGAGAAGACCGTATTGTTGTCCTGCGTAATGTCTGCATTGGCTTTTATCTGGAGGTCAGAGTCGGAAGAAAGGGTATCTCCAGATTGCGTAATCGATGCTACGGCCTCTACAGGTAAAACGCCAGAAGCAGATGTAGTATCACTAGCCTGTGTTAGGTTCGAGGAACCTGCGACCTCCAGGAGGCTTTCGGAGGTGACTGAGTTGTCGTTTTGAGTGACATTTACACTACCGTCAATTGGAGTGAGGGCAATCACTGCCGAAACCGTGTTATGGTCCTGGCTGACGGTTGATGTCCCTTTTAGTAAGAGGTCACTATCAGATGAGAGAGTATTCCCAGCTTCTGTTTGAGAAGAGTCTCCATCGATTGGAAGAACACCGGCCGAACTTAACGTATCGGACTCTTGGGTTATGTTCGCTGAACCTGAAATACTCGTAGATGCTTCTTGAATTTCTACGATGATAGCACCCGCTACAGATGAAGTTGTCCATGTTACCGTTGCGCTATTATCTGTATCACTATCACTATACATCGTCCCAAAAGTATTTTGCGGGCCTGAGTGAGCACTTCCACCAAGGCTTGTCCATCCAGACTCGGGTGTTGAGGCTTCCGCTACTTCGTATGCTGCACAGAACCATGCTCGATTGCCAGATGTAATTGCGCTTGCGAGAGTTGCTGTTATACTGTTTCCGCCACTGCCAGGTTCCGAACTCTTTGCGCTTTGAACAACCGGATTTGTTGTGTCTGCACCAGTTACCTCGTCAACACACCAACCACATCCAGCCTGGGTGACACCTCCAAAATCAATGGTGATTACTCCAGATCCAGATCCACCAACTCCGCGAAATGCCGTAACTCTGTAGGTTGTTCCTGTTTGGTCGTAGTAGCACGTTTCAATTTGCGTCCACGTTGCTCCAAGACCAGATAAGGTAGGAATTGTTGGTGTACCCGAGCCGATAACACTCGCAACTTCAACGAGCATCACTGAGCCAGTTGTTGGCGAGATGCTTGCCGTATCATAACTGGTAAGGTTTGAACCAGATCCAGCTGCAGTTAGTTGCGAGAATGAAAGTGCCATTTACAGTTCCTTAGGCAGACTGAACAGCACCATTGTTGCTGACCAATGACCAGGCTGTAGCAGAACGTGCATACAAGGTCACTGACTCACCAGCAGTTGAGAACGTAAGTGTCGTTCCGCCATCAAGACCTGTGACGACAACGACATGAGCAAATGTGGTGGTTACAATGATCATCAAATTACGACCGACCATTGCAGCACCAGGAGCAGCAAGCGTCATTGCCGCTGCAGATCCCTTCGAGATGACTGCGACGCCATCTGTGGGATCGATAGCTCCATCAGCAGTATAAGCCGTCGGTTCCTGAACTTGCGGACCGATGAAGCCACCATCAGATACAACTGGACCAGAAAAATGAGTAGCCATTTATATGAGTATCCTTTCTTAGGCTTTTAGGGTTGGCACACCCGATTGACTCTATGATGAGGAGGCCCTCCGAAGAAGACCTCCTCTTTTCACAGCTGAAGAGATTACGGAGCGACTTCGTGACCGTAAATCCAGCGCCAGTCATCGAAGCCATAGCTGAAGCGCATATAGCCACGATACTTGGCGACAAGATTGAAATCTGAAGTCGGGTCGATCGCCAGATCAGGACGTACGCGCCAGTACCAGATCAGGTGATCACGAGCCATATTGGGATCGATCATGAACCAGTTGTTGGAGTCCGTGAGATACGGATCCACGACTGTGATCAGTCCCTGCGAACCGAGGAAGTTCGCATCGTTGTCAGCCGTTCCAGGCTTGTTGATCGCATTCGTGATCTCATAAGCTTTCGCTTCGAGTTCAGTGGGGACCAACAGAACGCGGTATACGACCGGCAGCGGGTTACCACGATCGTCCTTCAGGCGCTTACCAGCCTGGATGGTGGCTACCACAGCCGCATAATCAAGAGGAGTGGTCCCCTTGTTATCGAACGTGGTTGTGGTGTCACTCGGACGATTGGGATGAGCATCAGCCACGAGCGGCTGGCCATCGCCACCAAGCTGAGTCGCGGAAAACGCGTTGTTGAAAACGCTCGCGGCATGAACAGCCAGGGTGGTGCCAAAAGAAGTCCCAAGGCCACGAGCACGCCGAGTGATCAAACCGCGCTGGTCATCATCAACGAGCTTGCGCTCGATGGCGACACCCTTCGCATACTCTTTGTGAATGAAGGTCTTGGGATACAGAGCATTGAACTGATCGAACTGGATTGCCGCAGGGGCCCCCAGTGCGTCAGGTGAATTATATTCGGGCACCAGACCGAAGTCACCAATCCCTTGTGACTCTTCCGAAGCGGTCCTGGATGTCTGAACATCGAAGAACTGAAGAACTGTGGACTGGATGCTTGTCATCCGCTGATACCATTCTTTACGAATGATCGGGAGCAAGAAACGCGGCCACATTTCTGAAATGATCGGTTGTGCGGGCATTCTTTACTCCTTACGCCAACATCGCGAATTCGGTAGCGACGCAGTAGACGGTCAGACCGCCATTTTCAACGCGATGCACTGACAAGCAGCCGTTCGCGACGTCGCCAACATCCAGTGAGCCGTCGGCGTTTACGTCGACAAGCTTGCCATTGAAACCAGCGAGAGCGGTGGCATCCGCATCTGCTGTCCCCTTGATCACCATACCCGGTGCGAGCAGGGCGACCTTGATCGGGTCACCTGCATTCAATGCGGCTTCGGGAGTTTCAGCCACGATACCGAGGATGTCAGTGATTGAAGCGACCGCTTCATCGACCTGTCCACCAACGTTCATGACCAAGGTTCCTTCTTTCACATCGAGACCGGCAGAAGCTTCCAATGTGGCAATAACCGGTACGCGGTTTTGTCCCATAAGGTCGCTGTTATACTCCCAAATATACAGAGGAGCAGCCATTGAGTATCTCCTTTATGATTTTGGCTCTGGTATCAGAGCGTCTGGTCCAGACTCAGAAAACTTTGCGTACTCATCTTCACTGTAACCGTACTGGTGAGCAAATGCCTTTTGTTCAGGTGTAAGCTCAACTTTCTTCTTTTGTGGACCATTTCGGTTCAGGTTACCAGCGCCGATATCGAACGCCTGTGGTTTGAGAAGAATGGACTTATTCTTCGACAACCAGGATAGCTGACCTCGAGTATCCAAAGTGTCTGGAACGAGCTTGCGGAGTTCCTCAGGAACATCCTTGAGCTGAGCGTCCAAGGTTTCCTTCAGAGTCTCTTCATACTCAGCGATCTTGGTGAGGTCCTTCTGGGCTGCCTCAAGTTTGCGCTGATTTTCTTCCGCAATCTTTTGCCATTCACCCTGCTTCTTCAATTGCTCTTGCTTCTCCTGCTCGCGTTCGTTGCGAATGCGTTCTGCTTCCAGCTCCGCATCCTTCGTTCGCTTATTGAGCTCCTTGAAGCGCGGGTGATTGAACACTTCGTCCCAGCTCTTCGGAAAGTCGTTACCGGTTGTACGCTCCGCAGCGTCTAGAGCCTCTTGCTCTTCTGCCGACCGTTCCTCTGGCTTCATCTTCCTGATCTCTTCAATTGTTTTCATTACGTATCCTTTTCGAGATTTGCGACTTCGAGTCGGTTGAAATAAAAGAGGAACGCCGACCTCATGCACAACGGAAAAATGACCTAAACCGTTATGCAATTGATCGGCGTTCCTATCGGACTACCTGTGCACAATTATACACTGGTTTCTTGTTTTTGTTTTAGTATCTGGTTCTTCCACGCCTGCCGTATATCTGCTGTTGTTGGAGAAATGCCTAATCCTCTTTCAATCGCATCTACCATCATCAGGAGTGCCTGTCGGAAAGCATGCCAGAAATCTTTATTTTCCTTGAACATTATTCTCCTTCTGCTGTCTCTGCTCCATCCTCCTCGAATGTGTCAGATGAATGAGGTGGAGTGGGGTCATATAACCCATCATCGGCTTCTTCTGGGATCACCTCAACCCTACGAGTCAGCACTTCCTTCGCAGTGAACCCCTCGGATGTATGAGTGTCACTCACCCGCTTACCGAACTCTTCTACCTCACGATTGCCACACGTTGGCCCCAGAAGGCCTGGAATGAAGTACTGGCAATTGAAACAGATTTGCTCGATCTGAGGCCCAGATGATTTTGCTGCTTTGGATGTAGTACCAATAGGCTTCCTCTGTTTCGAGGAACCTGATGCCTCTGGAGTGACCTCAGAAGCCTCCTGCTTCTTACTTTTACGTACATTTACTTGCTTATCTTTCTTTCCTGCCATTTTAGTCTCCTTTCATCATTTCACATAGAAATCTTTCGCACCCGATCCGAATGCGTCGATAAGGGAACGCTCAACTATCTGCCTACCAAAAATATCATCAACGTGTTCCTTGACAAACGTGGATAATGGATTACCTGCAAGGAACGCATTATACTTTCCTGGTGACTTCGAGAAACTCGACTGCATCAGTTGACGTTCACGAGATAAGCTATTGAACCATTCTTCTCCAGATTGGAAGGGCACGAGCCTTCGCCCTCCAGAAGGAGAGTCCACCTGCATACTGCTGGGACGGTCTGGTCCGCCTGGTACAACATAATATTCAGAGCAACGCCCTCTGTAATGATCATCCACTCGTTCTCCAGGTTGTAAGTCAGTTCCGTGTAAAGAGACACATGATAAACATGTCCGTTGATCGAGTGTAGCGATGCGGATTTTCTTACTGATGAATCGTCCATTAGCGGCCTCCATTGCTAAACTTGCTTCTCGATAAGCAGTAAGCTGAAGTGTTCGAGTCAAATTTTCAGCAGCTGCTTGAGGAATATTTTGAGCATATGTCCTCATGATTGAAGCAGTGTATCGCGGACCCCACCCCTGTTCAAGACCAGCCTTGATCGAAGCTTCGGCCATATCAGCATACCCTTGCCCCCACTTTTCCAACCTACTGATCCAAGCTGGCGAACTCGTAAACTTGTCGGTTACCGTAAGAACATCTGGAACACTCCATGGGATGCCCATCTTATCAAGAGTGGTTGTGAACGTGCCCAGTGACTTGATTGGATTTGTGCCACTCTTTGCTAATCGCTCTGAGATATTGATGAACACCTTAGAGGTTACTGCAGATGGTGCTACGGAGATGCCAGTGTCCTCAATTGTAGGGGCCATAGCAGCTATCAATGATTGAGTAAGAAGGAGGACCTTAGCGTATTCACCTAAGGTCTTTTGAAGGACTGCGTTTGTAGGCTTCAAATCCTTCTCATCAGTTTCAAGCCGCTCTACTTCCTCATCAAGTTCATTAAGCGAACGTTGAACAAAACCACTCTGAGAGTAGCTCAAAGTGTTCACCTGCAACAGAAGCTTGCCAGCCGTGGCCCTATACAGCTTGTCAAGCTCATCATTGATCAGAGAAGTAAGTGTGGCGTCCTTAGGCAACATGGCTATACGACAGGAATGCCGCCTCCACCACCTACAAGCGACTCAAGTAGATTGGCTTGTGATTGAGCAGCCTTTGTACTTTCACTTTCAATCCTCTCCTGTGACATGCCCAAGAGACTGCCAATTTCATTCTGATAAAGTGAGTCATCCCACAGGCCAGGAGCTTCCTTCCTCATCTTGATCAGGATCTCAATGCGTGAATGAGTATCGAGCAGCTCGGCTGGCTTCCACATCAACGAAACAGCTGTAATCTTCGGAGCAGATGGGAAGCCCACCTTCGTGTTGACAAACGAGGATTGAATTTCAGCGGTCAACTGAATAAGCTCTCGAACACTGTCTGCATTGTCGCGCTGGAACCGTTCTACCTTTCCAATTAGCCCAATTTCAAGTTGCTTAAGGGCTTCACCACTGAGAACGCCCTCGGTTGTGACCCCATAAATGGGAGTCTGACTGACCTGGCTAACCTCACGAGCAAGCTTATCGATCTGTGTGATGTATTGACCAATATCAGTTTCCTCGAATTGACCCACACGTACAGCCGCCAGGAAGCGAGCTGCTTCTTCGGTCATTTCGGTAACGGGCTTGCCATCTTCACCCTTGACTACGAGATTGATCACGGCGCCAGGCATGATGTCGCGCTCATCAATCTCCATACCGATGGACCACTTCAACCGAAACGCGCTGAATTCAGAGGCCATGACCATTGAGTGAAGTGTTCTGTTCAAAGCGTCCTGCAGCGGAATGGCTGGTCTCAGTTCTGATTTGCCGACGGCGCTATAGTTGTCAGTCTTGTTGGCGAAACGAACGATCGGTGTTTTGCCCACAGGCCAGAAGCGAACGTTAGTTTCATTTGTGATGGTTTCTTTTTCGTTGATGATAGTCTCTACAACCTTATTATCTGGGGTCACCTCAGAACCACCTTCATCACCTACAAAGTAGCTGATTTTGTTCGGTTGATAGACAACGATCTTCATGACAGAGGTTGTGCCACCTGCTTCTTCAACAATCCCCTCTGACCACAGCTTGCAGGCCCATACGGCGGTTTTCTTGATGTCATCGAATACGGCCACCATACCAGAGAAGCCGTCAAATGCGGGTTCAGCAGACCACTTAAGAGTCATAGGGTTCACCATCACATAGGAGTCACCCTCACGAATGGCTGCTCTGAACACCCTACCCTGCAGCGCTTCAAAATCGTTTTGCTCAAGAAGCGGTGTGAGCCACTGCTGATCAACGGTTTCGCTCTTCGTTGAGATCTTGCTGATGTGTAGACGTCCAGCCATCTTATCAACAATAATTTGGCAGTAGTTATCGTTGAAGTCGTTTAGGCCAGACGCTTCCGCTTCGAGCCTCAACATCAACTTCATTTGCGGGGTGATACCAGAGCGGTGTTCACCTTCTTCGTACTTCCTGTACAGCAGGACTCGAGCTCCTTGTTCCTCAAGGGCTTCGCGCCATGACGTCTGACTATCTTCATTACCAGCCAGCGATGGCTCGGTAGCAGCGAGTGCGGCCACCACGAGACCTGAATTGTCACTCATTAGTCCTCCACGTAGATGAGATGGAATGCCAACAACTTTTCCATCTCTGTTATTTCGATCTGCTGGTAGCGAGACTTCTCATCGAACCGCACTGTCTTGCTTTTACCCATTTCATCGAGAAGCTGCCGCATCAGAACGAGTACTTTAGAGTCACCAGGTGTAGGCTCCTGGATGTACGGCTTGATCACCGTCTGTGCCAATTTATGTTCCATCATTACCTCGCTACCGTATTGCCTGAGATATAGTTCCTGATAATGGCCTTAGTTGAGACCTTGATGAAGCTACGTGACACCTTATCCACATATGCCACCATATACCTCATCTCATCGCAGCCATGGTTGTTGTCATCAACAGGAGTGTCTTGCTTTTTATCTGACCACACATAAGCTGGAACTTCATCAGCCGTAGAGGTGGGCATATAGTTCTTTTCGAGCTCCTCATCTGGATTATCAACAGCATTTGTGTTTAAAAACAGCGTCTTATTCTTGAGACGCGACTGGACTGCTTCGATGCCCATCTTGATATCTTTGAATGCAGGGCGGGTACGGATGCTAAGGTGTTTCTCAAGAGTGGCCCTACCTTCTGCATCGTGGTCACAGATCCATGCTTCGATACGATTGATTGGAACGTCCACAGATGCCAACATTTTCTTGATATCGATGGCGTGCTCCTCAACCAACTTCTTTGTTCGATAGATCTGTTTCACCTGATAGATCTTGTTGTCAATCACTCGCCACAGTGTACAGCTGAATGGTGCTGTATACCCAAAGTCGATACTGATAATGTACCTGCCATCCACAGGTGTGGCAATCTTTCTCTCAAGCAGGTGGATGCTACTATCATATTCAGGGTAGACGGCCCCTTCAGCCTGTACCCATAGCCCCAGCCACAGCCGCTGATAGAATAAACCCGTTAGTTGTTTCAGACCGTCAATGTAGTCAAGTGGATTGTTAGGGTTGTCCTCAGGTCTGCTGTAGTAAACACTTGCTCGCTTACCGTCAATGAGCTTCAGCTTGATCCAATGTTGAGGGTGATCGGGGTTGGTGGTGTAAATCTTTTGCCGCCACGGCGCTGCATGGCCACGCATACGAGCAGTGATCTCTGCGTCGTCAGCCTCTGTGAGCTTGTTCGCTTCCTCGAACCACGCGATGTCAGCCGAACCATCCTTACCGATCGAACGCAAGTTTTCTCGTTGTGACTCATCACGAACACCTGTCACCCATAACATTGATCCATTGTGGTACTCAAAGAGGCCATCTGATTTATGGTATTCACCCCAATTCGTGTCGCCCATAACTGTGTAGCGAAGGAGTGGTACGACCGACTTGAACGCTGCTGATTTATCTTTGCGACCTACAATACCAGTTGATCCTGGATACTTCATCAAATAAGCATGCAACTTCTCAGCTGCGAGTCTCGACTTACCACCACCAGCCGCACCTGTGAGCAGTAGTGTTGACGCTTTGTCGCGCCAAGGGGCAAACTGCCAGTCAAGCGGCTTGAACGTGGTTTGCTTATCGACTCGCGACACCATGTGAAACGTCCTGATCGATACGAACAGCAGTGCCACAGATGGCCAGGTTCCTCGACAGACAACTAATCAATTGGTTATATTTAGGATCGTCAGAGTAGAAGGGGCGCAACCGTGGATGCATCTTAGAGAGATCGCCACCAGCCCACATATAGTAGGTAGCATAGGCTTCCTCGAGTGGATCTGACCACCACACTCGATCCTCACTGTAGAGGATGAACCCTGGAATGGCAAAGAAGACCGATGCGTGATCACTAAGTCCAGTTGACTCTGTTTCGGTGGCCAAGATGTAAATGATCGTCATGCTGAATTCGTGAGTTTGAGATGGGTTGCCATTCTCATAATCCATCTGATGGCCCACCTCATGAACGCATGTATCATAGTTGAAGCAGTAGATCGAATTGAGCCAGGCCTTGTAAAGGCCCATTTGAGGCTGTAGCGGAAAAGGAGTGACCGCCCATACGGCCAGAGGCACAATAAGGACGGTCAGCATGAACGTTATTACAACTGTTCGTAGTCTCACTTTTTATTGCCTTTCTTTGATGCTGCGGGCCCCTCAGGTGCATCCCAGTCCTCAGGTGATATACCTACATATCCTTTGATCGGTTGTCCTCCTGAGGTGATGTCCGCTTTGAGGACGCGGCCACCTGTCTCTTTCGCAATGTCATCGAGCAAGCCACGCAATTCTTTGATCTCGGCTGCGTTGAACTGTTTGAAGGTGACGGTCTCGTTCCCAACCATCTTCTTGTCCTCAGTCCACGTCAGCATCTTCGTCAGTAAATCCTCTTCAAGTAAGGCGGCGAGTCTTTGTAGTTTTTCAAGCCTATTCGCCTTTACGGCTAATCCAGTTCTTAGAGCCGCCATCTCATTGCGCGACATGAGCTCTTGAAGGGGCTCCCCATAGTCGATCCGATACTGATACACCAATTGGCTCGAAACTTCGAACGGTGGAACGAACTTGAGGGAGCGGTCATTGATCTCTTTCGTAGTGAGGCCCTCTGCCATCCACTCAAGGAGAGCTTCGCGCTGCTCATCACTTAGTTTCGATTTTCCTCGAACAGATTTGCTCATCGTAAATCTCCGATAAATTTCCAGAGGGCTTATGCGCTACACGAGTGTAGGCTATTCCTCGTACTTCAGAAGACCGCGTTCACGCGCTCCGCCGAACAAACGAGCGACTCCGTTGAGACCGAGCTTACTGAGGAGCCAGACGATCAGAACACCAGCGAGCGTGTTCACGGTTGCTTCATCGATTTCGATGCCAGCGAGACGTGCTCCAAACTGAAGCAGCGCGGCAAGGATCACGACGAGAGCAGCTTGTACTGCAGGGTTAAGCATAGTTTTCTCCTTAAGGAAATTGAGGTATCGGCAGTCGCCGATCGACGTCACCAATTATACACTGTTTTCACTTTCTCTGCAGAGGTACGCTACAGGTTAGTCTGGAACCTAGTCCGTTGATGACCAGAAGCAACCAGAGACACGGGCTACACACAGTAATATGAATTCACATCTACAAGCAAAAACCTCCTCTGGGAGGCTCTATGAGGCCTTCTAAACTCCTAGGGAGAGGCAAAATAAAATGAGGCTCTTTCGAACCTCCAGTCTTTTTACTTCGGTGTATTCTTCGGATCCCAAACGATCTTTTCGACCTTCTTGTCATCCTCCTTTCGGGTCGTGATCTTGAATGTATTGGATGAAATATCCGTCAGGATGTACCACAGATTTTGGGCTTGTAAGTCAGCCTCAATCCCGGCTTGGTCGAAACCATAGCGAGGAAGGATCCAATCAGTTGAGTTTTCGTAATCTCGTGCCATCTTTTTCTCCTTACATTTTGTCGAATAACCAGGACCATTTCGAAATTTCAAGAAGCTTCTTCGGACCTATTCGTCTCAACCCCTTCATCAACTCCTTTCCCCTTCGCTTTGGAAGGTCATAGTGGGGATGACCTTTGTTGTAGCCTTCATACCAACACCTCTTGACTCCGTTCGCTTCAGCCCAGTCATGAAGATCGTCGAGAACGTAGGCTACAACATGGATGCCATCCGTATAGATTATGGGCTTCACACTTTCACCCACTCATCTTCGTCGGTTCGCTCATCATATTCAATCTCATATCCCCAATCACTCATGAGACGATGAACGTTATCCTTGGTCACAACTTCTAAATCCTGATCTGAGAGACCCTCATTCTTGAGGACCAAGAGGGCCTTTGCATACATGTAGGTGTTCACTTGCGGTTCCTCAATGAATGAGGACGATCCAGGACGGTTGAAACGATTGATGATTTGATACATGGGAAGCTCCTTATTTGAATTCAATTGCGATATTGATCGATTCGATTTCGAAGCGGTTTTCCATATCCGCTTGGAAGTTCAGTTCGCGTAAACGATTTGCTGCAATTTTACGAACTGCTTTTTCTGCATCTGCTGCGAATTTCAGGTTTTTGATTTCGCCACCTTTGAATTCGTCATAGCCGAACATTTTATCTTTGAAGATGATTGCGTAAGTTGTTTTCATTTCGTTTCTCCTTTTCTCTAATTATGTATATATTATACACAGTATCTACCAGATGTACATAGTAGAAACTTACAAGAACTTACATTCTTTCCAACTCATTACAAATGTAATGAACTTCTTGAAACTTACTTGAACTTACATTGGCTACTATGTACATTCTACAGGATCTATGTATAATATATACATAATTAAGAACAAAAGGAGATTGAAATGAAAAACAAATTTAAGAATGCAGAACGAACCCCAGTAACTGAAAGTGAAAAACGAAAGATCATGAAAATCGTACGCAACATGAAGCTTCACAGATCAGACAGTTGGATCACAGTAGTTGAAGGCTTCACAAAAGGCCACAAGCGAGTAATTCTCATCAACAACCGCAAAACGACCAAAGCTTCACATTTCGAATTCTAACCAAAAGGAAAATCACATGAACAAACCAGTTATGAAAATCTTCAAAGGTCAACCTCTTCATTGGCAAGGTGAAGGCATTTACATCTTCGATGAAATTTCAGGCAAGTACTGCAAAATTGATAACCTCTTCAATCTGGAATTCGCAATGAAGGGACCATTTGGAAAGACTCCATACTTTGTGGAAGAAAACGATACAGTCGCATGAACAAAATAACCGGGCTACTAGGCATAACATGGCAAGAAACTCAGCTAATCGCTCAGCGAGAAATCTCGAAGAAGCTGGGTTTCAAGGTTACAGTGGATGATGCAGCGGACGTCATCGTCGACTATAACAAACCTACTGAGCGTGTTATTGGATACATCGAAACGAAATTCATCAATTGGGAATATAAGGAGTACAAATGAAAATTCTACATGGCACGTCTTTGGAAACATGGGAGATTACTCGCACACAGATCCAGAACCGTATCTCAAATGAATGTGGCCAAGGCAGGGTCAAGGTGCTACCGAACGCTGAAGTCTACATCAACTATGGTAAGCCTAATCAGAAGTTTTATGGCCGCATTACATTCCATGATAACAACTGGGAATTCAGATCTGAAGACTAACTGATCAATAATCCGCTACTGAGCTCATCGAAAGATGGGCTCTTTTTTTTATTCTTTTTATACATATTACATAGTATAATTAGGTCATCTACAGCATATTCTACAGCTATATATAGATATATATAGATAGAGAGGTAAAAATGAGTAGTGGATATACGCATATGAAAGCATCTTTATTATTAAGTGGCGGATTTATAGTAGGTGGTATCTTAACAAGAGATATACATTGTATAGAGTATGGAATAGGCGCTTTAGCTGGTATTCCATTTAGTCCTGACTTAGATGTTGATAATGGATTTATTGGAGATAAATTGATTAGAAGTAAGTTAGGTAGAGTTGGGCCAATACTTGAAAAGGTATGGGATGTTACATGGCACGTGTATCGTAAGAGTCTTAAGCATGGTGGTCCATTATCTCATTTTCCTGTAGTAGGAACAGTAGGCCGAATTGTATATTTATATTTTGAGTTAGTAGTGGCGCCTACTCTGATCATGAGCTTATATCCTGGATTAGTAGATATTCAGTATGAATTGAATTGGTGGCTTCTACTGATTATGAGTGGTTGGCGGATCATATTAGGCTTATGTGGCTCAGACTTTATTCATTGGGGATTAGATATTTTGACTACAGAGCATAGTGGCCAAAAGCATGTTCATGGGCTAAAAGCTAAGCTGAAACGCCTTATGTACTGATACACAGATGTAGGTTATAATTAGGACCAATCTAAATATGAAGGAAATCTAATGGATAAATCAGTGATTAGAAAAGGTAGCCGAATAGGAACGCGTGGTTTAGCAAAGTTCATTATGAATGGACTGAAAAGTAGGGAGAAGAGGACAATGAGGAACCGTCTCTACTGTGGAGATGCAGCTTATTGCCCTCGTAAGGCAACCCTATTTGCTACGACAACTGGAGAGAATACGAGTAACGCAGCTGGCCAATTTTACATGGAGACTGGAACTACGGTTCACAGACTGATCCAAAAGGCCTTTGAGCGTACGGGTATTCTCGTTGAGGCAGAACGACGCATCAACATTGAATATGATGGAATAGCGTTGAGGGGAATGGTTGATGCGATCGTTGAGGTTGATGGGGAGCAGAAGGTAGTCGAAATCAAAACCTGTGGCGAACTACCGGGTAAGCCGAAGAAGGAGCACCTTCATCAAGCCCTTACCTATGCTCTCGTCACAGGAGTCCATAAGGTGGTTATTTTCTACATGAGTAGGAAGGTAGCTTCGTATGATGGCCACCTTATCTGTACTGAGTTCGAGTATGATGTAACCCAAGCTCAGTTGGACATGATTGCTGGGATCCTCGCATCTTCGTTTGTTGGGGCAAAATCAGGTGTAGTCCCAATGATCCCCGATCACATCACTCATCAGCATGACTGTGGCTTCTGTCCATTCCAAACATTGTGTTGGGGTCCTGAAGCGAAGAGGTTCCCTCCACTGAAAGCGAATGTGATCAAGGAAGTAGCCCTTGCAAAAGAGGCTCTTCTGAAGGATGCAAAAGCCGCTCACAAAGCAGCGAGTAGTGGACGATGATCAAACCCGCTGGCAACGCAGAATATTATGGGCTTACGAAGAAGGAGTGGCTTGCTATCTTCGCAAAGCAAGGTAACAAATGTCCAATCTGTGGTGGCCAAAACAAGAAGTGGGTGACTGATCATGAGCACGTGAGAGGATGGAAATTGATGCCTCCATCCGAGCGAAAGAAATATGTTCGTGGCATCCTCTGCACATGGTGTAACTTTAGAGTTGTTCGCATAGGCATAACGATCTATAAACTCGAAAACGCACTCAATTATTTGAAGGCGTACGAGAAATCCAAAGCAAGGAGAGTCAAATGAAAGGTACAAACTTTCTCGCAACAATTTTCTTGTGGACTCAGGAAGTAATTGAAGCCGCCGAGACTCCTTTTTCGAAGCTCGCTATCTTCGTTCTTCCTGTAATGGCTCCACTCGTTCCTGCTTTCATGACAATGCTTCACATGTTCAAACTGCTCCAGGAAATGTTTACGTTCGCGTATGCGTACGAAGTTTCCGCAGTGATGGCAGGAATTATCGGTATCGTCCTTGAGCTGCTTGGCTATGTAGGGGCAATCACGTTCATTCGCAGCCTTTTTCGATACGTCAAGAACCGACAGGATGAGGAGATCCTTCCTGTTGTGTTGAACTTCCTGGCCTACTTCTTCTACATCGTGGCCATGTGGCTCATCAACTACCAGCTTGGCAAGTATTTTGGGACAGCCTCAATCATCAATACAATCTTCGGCTTGCTGTCCTTCATCACCATCCCTACTGGTCTGCTGGCTGCGAACCACTTGAGTGAACGGGCTCAGGAAGAGCATGACGAAAAGGAGAAAGATAAGGATCGCAAGTTCAAACTGGACAAGTATAAGATCAAGCATGGCATCAATCCTGACGCTGCTCCTGCAAAAGCTGAAAAGCCCACTCGTGAGAAACGATCGAAGAGTGCTTCTTGGTATCGTGAGAAGATGCTCAACTATTTGAGTGACACTTATCGTTCCGAAAAACGAGTAGCGACCGTGATCGAAATTGCGCGCAAGTTCAAACTCGATTACGACCGTTCTAAAGGGTTCATTAGCGGATTAAGAACGCGGTGGAAAAAGGATAACAACGTTTCCGAATAGTTCAAAAGTTCTGAAACGTTCCTGTAGGAAAATATTGAGTTTTATTCAACAGGTAGAACGTTAGTGAACGTAGAGCAGTATAGGAAAAACGTTTGAAAACAAATCAGAACGTGAGTGAGGGTTCTCAGAACGTAGCATAACCGTTCTAGAACGTTCAGAGAACCCTCCCCCGTTCTAGACCCTAGGAGTCAAAGTGAAAGAGAGATCAAGATGGCAAACAGAAAACACCCGTGGAATAAGATCGACCCGCTCCTCCTCGAGCGAAAAATCAGTATGGCGGAGATTGCTAGAAAGTTCGGCATCCCTTATCGTCAGGTCACTAACCGCTATTATGCGGTTCGTAACAAACTGGCTGCGCAGAATAAATCAAAGGAAGTCAAGAAAGTAGCCCGGAATACATAATTGTACTAATTGTATCAGGATTTCGAAACTTACTTGAACTAGCATTGGCCCGCTATGTACATCTGGAGGATTGTAGGGTAGAATTATGAAGTAATTAGATAACGCACCTTGAAAAATGAATATGGTTGATGAAGAAGAGGGATAAGACTGGAGGTAAAAGTTTCACCGGGGGCTGAAACTTTCCAAGGCGGGAAACAAAAAGGTTCTCAAAACAGCGAAACAGCAATTCACAACCAGATTTTCCAGAAACTCACGGATTGAAGTTCGGGAACGTACTCAAGGTAAGCCCACTGGATAGGTGGAAGAAAGTGCTTAGCCGTCCGATATGTAAGATAACGGGTAGAGCAGCCGAAAAGTTCTGATGAACGGGGATCCAAGGTGAGCGCATCTGGCAAGGAGCGAAGGAACTAGCACAAAGATAACAACTTAGTGTAGGAATTCCTGACATTACATACCTATAACGATCACTTCTTTTTATAAGAGGTGGTCGTTTTTATTTTCCTTAT